TTCACCTGCATCTGGAAATCATTATACGGTTGTTGCTAACTGGTCTGGCGCAATTAATCGTCTAGGACTTTTTGATAATCAAAATGGAGTTTTTTGGGAATTTGATGGAACAACTCTTTGGGCAGTTCGTCGAAATTCAACTTATCAAATTGGTGGAAGAGTTTCTGTAACACTTAACTCAACAACAGTTACACAAACAGGTGCTACATTTCCTACTACTTTTTCAAAACAATTAATTCCCGGTGATTTTATTGTTATCCGTGGTCAGTCTTATCGCGTTGTTGATATTGCTTCTGATACAAGTATGACAATTAGCCCCGCATATCGTGGAGCAACTGCAACAAACGTAATTGTTTCTAAAACCATTGATACAAAAATCCCTCAATCATCGTTTAACATTGATAAGATTAATGGTTCTGGTTCATCTGGATACAATATTGATTTAACAAAAATGCAAATGTTTTACATTGATTACACATGGTACGGAGCAGGATTTATCCGTTGGGGTGTTCGTGGTCCTAGTGGTGACGTTATTTATGTTCACAAATTGGCAAATAACAATGCAAATACAGAAGCGTATATGCGTTCAGGTAACTTGCCGGGTCGGTATGAAACAAATACAAACCCTCCGTACACATATTTAACAGCGAGTGTTGCAACTGGGGATGTAAGCCTTACAGTTGCGGATACAACAACATTTCCTTCAACTGGAACTATCGTAGTTCGTAACGCTTCAGCAGGTTATGAATATATGAATTACACGGGAAAAACAACGACAACATTTACTGGTCTTACACGCGCACAGGCGGGTTCAACATCTTTGGCTCTCACAATTGCGGTAGGTTCAAACACAGCCACAGTTTCTTCAAACTCTGGACTTCAAATTGGTCAACGTGTAATTGATACAACCAGCGGTTATATCCCTGATGGAACATTTATTACAAATATTGTGGGTACGACTCTTACTTTGTCACAAGCGGCAACTGGCGCAAATCCAACTGTAGTAGTTCCACCTATGGGCGCGGGTTCCGCAACAGCATTTACATATTCAACGACAGCACCTACAGCGGTTGAATTTGCTTACCCAACATTCTCACCAAGCATTGCCCATTGGGGTACATCGGTGATTATGGATGGACGCTTTGATGATGATAAATCATTGCTCTTTACTTATGGTCAGACAACATTTACAACTATTGCTTCAAGTGAGGCAAAGGCTCTTCTAGCAATTAGAGTTTCACCATCTGTAGATAACGGTATCCCATCGGCATTTGGTTCCCGCGAACTTATTAACCGTATGCAGTTGGTTCTTCGTGCGCTTGATATTACAACTAAGACAGGCGGTAACCTTTTGATTACTGCAATTCTTAACGGTATACCTTCGACTGCTACAACTTGGACAAACGCCGTTAAGGGTTCAATTGCAACTGCTAACTCATCTCTTGCTCAGATTGCAGATTTCGGTGGAGGTTCAACAAAGATTTACGGTGGAGAAACTACTGGTGGATTCTTTGTAAGTTCTACAGGTTCTATTGATCTAAATACCGTTCGTGACCTTGGTAATAACATCCTTGGCGGCGGAAGTGCAACTGCTGAACAGCAGATTTACCCTGACGGTCCTGATGTGCTTACAATTTACGCTCAGAATATTGGAACAGCATCAATGGATGTTCTTGCTCGTTTATCTTGGACAGAAGCACAAGCATAATGGGAATTATTGTTAATGATGGAAATTCAAATGCGATTAATCTCAATAGTTATTCAATGAAAAAATCCGCGGGCGCTTCTCAACCTCTCGCGGATTCTCTAAAAATTTTATTGGCTGACAATGTAACAATTTATTTTCGCGCTCACGGTTATCATTGGAATGTTCAAGGACAAGATTTCACGGAATATCATATGCTCTTTGAAGAAATTTATGAAGATTTATATGAAGCAATTGACCCTACAGCCGAAAATATTCGTGCGTTAGGAGATTTTGCACCTTATCGTTTACAAGATTTTGTTGCTATTCGTTCGGTTCAAGATTCCCCTATCCCCGCTTCTGACCCAATTTCCATGGCTTTAGATTTGCTTCGTGGGATTAATGATCTTTTAGCAGTTACAAATAAAAATGCTTCAATTGCAACTTCATTAAATGAACAGGGTGTTCTTAACTTTTTAGTAGGACGAGTTGAAATGTTGCAAAAATGGAAGTGGCAATTAACCGCTTCACTTGCATAATTTTATTTTTTTTTCTGTTCAACAAATAAAAAAGGACCCGCCGTGTACGGGTCAATTGTAGATGCAATTTCTAAAGCCTTTTCCATGGTCGCGTTCATATGGAGTGCGCCAATAGCAACTGACGCACCAGAACCAATTCCATAAAAACCTTTTTGATCTAGGCAAACAGCAAAATCATCACCAATATCAAAAACTTCCCCATTGATAGCAATGAGGAACGAAAATTTCGTTTCGTAGTCACCTTCTTCTTTCTCCCAGTTGTAATCATTTTCTTTGAAAATATTTTTTAATGAAGGAACAACATTTGCAATCATAAAATGATATAAGTCTTTTTTATCTGCGACAGTCGGAGTAGGCGGTTGCCACAAGTGTTGAATTATGTCACACGCAGAAACTTCACCTGCACCTGCAATAAGGTAACCGTTGCGCTTACTTATCTTTTCCATTTTTGGATGATTAAATTTGCGGTGTGCGGTTACCAAACTGTCGGCACCCATAACTACTTTATCTTCGTATTGAACGGCTATGATGGTGGTCATAGTTCAAGAATACCCGTTCTTAAATCAAAGATAAGGCTGACTCGCTCCAAACTGCGGGAGTTCCTGTATCGGGCGTGTATCCTCCTGAACCTACGAAAAGAATAGGAGTTTCAGGAAATTCATAACGAATTTGTTGCATCGCCTCGGAATATCCACCCACGGTATAATTTAATCCCGCTAATGGGTCCTCGGCTAATCCATCGGCTCCGCAAGCAATAAAGATCAAATTAGGATTGAACGCCATTGCCGATTCAATGAATGACATGGTTGCTAGTTCCAAACCTTTGTCCCCAGTATTTTCTGCAAGTGGAAAATTGAATACTTTATTTTCAAAATCTGAAGTTAATCCAGTATAAGGAAAAATTCCGTATTGGTGTACCGAAAACTTCAAAACCTTTGGATTCTTTCGTAATAAGTTTTCTGTACCGTCACCATGGTGTGCATCGCAATCGAATATTGCAACTTTATTACCTAGAGAAGTCGCCTTGGTTGCGGCAATTGCCAAATCGCCAAACACGCAAAAACCACTTGAGCGATCATATTGAGCGTGATGTTTACCGCCGGGAAAATGAATAGCCAAATTTGTGTGACCGCACAACAATTCGTCAAGTGCTGTCAAAGTTCCTCCGACAAATAATTGAGCCAAATCGCCTAAATCTTTTCGTTGTCCGACCCACTCATCCGAATATCCATCAATTACTTTTCTAACATAATTAGGTTCGTGAATTAAAAATAAATCGTCTATATGTGGATAATTTGGTTCAATTTCATAAATATTCAGATTGTGATTTTGCGCTTTTTGAATAAACTGATTACGCGCAAGTTGAAACCTGCGACCCTGCGTAGGGTGTGTTGGGTCAAATACCCAATTTGAATATTTGTCCGAATGGACAATAATTGCATTTTCCATTTAATTGCTCCCTCCGAATAATTCGGAATTTGTTTTTCCTTTTAATAATAATTGCGTAATGATTAATGATTCATTCGCATCGGCAACAGCGAAGTTGTGTAACTCTTGCATCTTTTTTAAGTTGTAACGATCAACTTTCATCGCTGCTATTCTTTCGTTGTAATCATCTTCTGGACGTTTCTCGCCAAACCCAATATTCAATTGACTAATTTCCACGCTGTAATTATCGTGAACTTCCAATCGTGATTCACGAATTGTGGAAATTATTGCTTTTGAATTTGCAAAAAAACGAGTTTGAATGGTTACACGATACAAACCTTGAGTATAGGTTGTCGAAATTTTTCTATTAACTTTATCTATTGCTGTTGCTTCGACTATTTGCTCAATTACTTTTTCCATTATTACTTTTCTCTCTCTTGGTTACATTCTTATTTTTATTATATTACACTAGGGTTAAATAATCAAATTCAACCCTAGTGTACGTTCTGTACGTTTTAAGTGTACGTTCTGTACGTTTTAGTTTCCGAATTGTACGTTTCGAAAGCAACTCGCTTTGTAGGCAACTTCGCCAACGTTTTCACAAGGAACGTTTTCAACACTTCCTTTTATGGTTTCTTTTATTCCATTTTTGGTATTTTTTACAACCACCCGTTGCACAATCCATTCGTCATTCCAACCGAGCGAAATTCTCACTCTGTAGCCATAACCAACGGGCAATTCGACTTGTTGAGTTTCTTTATAAATCGGGTCATAAGTTTCACCGTCAATATAAACACGACCACCTGAAATTGCAAAGAGATTCATTTTTCCAATTTGGGCAATTAAATCTTCTGATCTAAACGGTCTACCTTTTTCAATTACTTTTGTCATTTCGATTCCTCTCTTCTTGATGACAATTGAATAATATCATACCCCTGTTAAAAAAGCAACAAGGTACAATTTCATTAATCGTGTCCTTGTGACCCCGTGGCTAGGGTCAAAAAGTGAAAACAACATTAAAGATTCTTTTACGCATAATTGCTGTAATTGTGGCTGAAGCGTTAGGCGTGATCGGAACAGGCTCTCTGGTGGGCATTGAAACTTATAAATCTTGCCTTTTAGCGGGCGGTTTAGGTGTTGCCAGAGTAGTTGAAGCCTTGGCGCGTGGATACCTAAACGATGGTATCTTGCAAAAAAAAGAAATTGAAGAAGCATTTCGCCAAATTAATAAATCAAACAATTGACTTCCTAACCCCTCTTTGATATGATGCTCTTATTCGAGAGAGGAATAAGCAAATCAAAAAATGTCAATTTTGTGGCACACAAACTAATTTGATAAAAATGTGGCATGGATATATTTGCTTCGGATGCGAAGTAGATCAATCATTAGAAAAATATGGATTAGCGAGAGGAAAAAAATGATAGAAGAATATTTACAGAAAAAAAATATCCAGTTGAACAATAAAGGTCAACGTTGGGTTGAAAATATCGAAGGATTTTGTGGAATGGCTTTCATCATCCTTTGTTTCGTGGCTGTAGGCTATGTAGAGGGCGCAAAGTGGTGATGGGATGAGAATACTTCAGAAACTTTTTGGAAAGGCTCACAGCAAGAATTTGGGCGTTATTTCCGCTTCTTCATTGCGCCGAATTCAACGTATCGAATCCGAAAAGAAACTTGAAATGGATTTGAATATTAAACCCTAGTATGATATAATAAAGTTGTTCCTGAGAGGAGGAATGAAAAATGAATCAAGTAATAGAAAAGCCAAAAGCACTTTCAAAGCGTGAGTGCGGAAGAATTTATCGTGAAGCATACGAGGCTGGTTTACTTGCTGGCAAAGAAATTGAACTTCAAAAATTTATTGTCGGTGATGCAATTGGTTTAAGTAACGAAATTGATTACAGCAAAAAAACTTATGTAATGGAAGGTTTATGCGGGTTCGCATGGATTAAAATTTCACCAGCGCGAGGAGCGTTTGTAAATTACCTAAAGGCTAATGAAATTGGTCGGAAAAGTTATTACGGCGGTTACGATATTTGGGTGAAAGAATTTGCTCAAAGCATAGATCGTAAGTTAGCATTTGCTCAAGCATTTGCATCGGTTCTCGATAAATACGGAATTAATGCTTACGCTGAAAGTCGGCTCGACTAAAAGTAAATAAATAATTTACCCACTAGATTGAAAAAGTCTAGTGGGTAATTTGCATAAGTAAAGGTCTACCTTTCTACCTTTGCTTGTGCAATTTGGTGTACCCTATAGAAGTGGGTACCCACAGTTCGGCGGGGTTGATTGCTAATTGCGCTATCCTCTCTCACCAGCGCGATATGCGCCCCCGTCGAACATTTTAATTACATCGCAAACTACCTAAATAAAAAGTAACGTCAGTCCGATACTGACAACATTAAAATTTCGCAACCAGCGATAGGGAAATGTTTACTCCTAACTTTGGAGGAATATGCGTACTTATGAAAAGTTTATTAATTCTTTTACTCTTGCTTTATTAACTGTAATTCTTATTGCATCTAGCCCATTAAAAATTGCTGAAGAAAATTTTGCTCAAGCGAGTGAACCAGCAAAACTAATAATTAAAAAAACAATTGTGGTTGAAAGAACCCCTGAATCGGCACAAATTTATGCTCACGCAAAAATGGATGATTATGGGTGGGGTACATCTGTTCAATGGTCTTGCTTAATTGATTTGTGGAATAGCGAATCAAGATGGGAGCCTAATTCTTATAATCGTGAAGCGGTTTATCTAAATGGAAAAGCACTTCACGCGGGAGGAATCCCACAAATTTTAGGACTTGACCCAGATACAACTGTTGAATATCAAATACAACAAGGGTTTAATTATGTAAAGTCACGGTATGGAAATCCTTGTTCTGCTATAAATTTTTGGCATCGGCATTTCTGGTATTGAGTACGATCACACCATGGATGAAGAAAAACCAACGTTCACAATTGATGATGCACTTGCCGAAATTGCCAGAATTGCTTTTCCTGACCCTGCAATTTGTACGGGATGGGTTTTGGTTTCAGAATGGCTTGGAAGTGGACCTTCGGAATATTGGACTTTAACGCTTTCGGATAATAACCAACCAGAGTGGCGACATAAAGGATTACTTAGACACGGATTAGAAACATGGGGGGTGGATGATCTTGGAAACGAACGACAAGAAAATTATTGAACAATTTGAAAAAGAAAGAAAAGAATTGTACGAAAAATTAATAAAAGAGCGGTTTCAAATTCCGACACGCCTAGAAGAAATACAAGAAAACCCTCTAACCTAAGTTAATATTCCCGTATGGGATTAATGGATTTTGTACCTGACGCGCCTTGCGCCGAGTCTGACCCATGGTTTTTTGACCAAACAACAATTGATTTGGCGCAACCGGGGCTTTCTCATTGCGCTCGTTGTAAATTCTGGAAAAATTGTGATGATTTAGTGCTTCCAGCAAAAAGCAATTTTGATGGGGTAGCCTCTGGAAAATTGTGGCGTAATGGCAAAGTTTTGGCTAGATTAGACCCTGATATTCCGAACCGATTAATTATAGGCGAGGAAGAAATAATGATTACCCAACAAGAATAGGATAAATAAAAAATGACAACAATAACAATTACAGGAAATCTTACCGCTGACCCTGAACTTCGTTTCATCCCTAGTGGAAAAGCCTTAGCGACATTTACAGTTGTTTCATCTAAGTCAACAAAACTTCCTGATGGTACTTGGGAAAATTCTGATACAACTTTTTGGGAAGTAAAGTGTTGGGGTAAAACAGCAGAAAATGTTGCTGAATCTTTAAGTAAAGGAACTTCTGTAATTGTTTCTGGTTCGGCTGTGCAAGAAAATTGGGAAGATAAAAATACAGGTCAAAAGCGTTCAAAAATTTCAATAACTGCTTGGAATGTTGGACCTGATTTGAAACGTCATATTGCTAAAGTTGAAACTTCTCCAACTTCACCATTTAATGCAGTTAATCCTTCTGCTAATTCAGAGCCTTGGGGTGTTGCCAAAGAAGATGATTTTCCACCTTTTTAACCCTCATGTAGTATACTGGGGTTAATAATTTTCTTGAGAAAGGGAAAATAATGGCTTGGACTGATTATTTTGTAAAAAATATATCTGGCTCAAAAGTTGTTGCATCTGCTGATGCGAAACCTTTGGTATCAATTGAAATTGCCCCTAAAGAATATGTTGAAATTGAATTAAATATTGAAGATGGTTCACTACCATTTCATGTTTTTTTGCGTAGGTTTGATGCACTCGGTGGCGAATTAGAAAATCGTTTATTTGCACAAGTTGGCGATAGAGAATTGGCTAAAAAATCTGCATTAGATTTATCTAACAAAAGATTAAATTCAATTGAATTGGTGCTTTACGGAGAATAATCTAACAAGATTTTCATAACGCTATAATCTCTTAATGAACGATTATTCAGTTTCGGCTGATGGCGTTATTTCTGTTCTTGGTTCGTTCGCTATCCAGACCCATGAAGTATTTAAGGAACTGGTTAAAGCGGGGTTTACCGAAGAACAGGCAATTAAAATTTGCGTTGGATTAGCCACGAAAGAATAAACGGAGAAACCCATGGCAGAAAAACTTGATTTGCAGGAGTTTGGCTCAACTGGTTTACGCCGTTCGGGTGGAACAGTTTATGAGGAATTTCTTACTAATCTCCGCGGTATCCGTGGCGCAAAGATATATCGAGAGATGGCTGATAATGACCCTGTAATCGGGTCAATGCTTTATGCAATTGAAAAAGTTATTACACGTTTAGAGTGGCGAATTGACCCATATGAAGAAAATCTAAATGCTAATTCTTCTTCAAATGCAAAAGATGAAGAAGTAGGAAAATTTATTGAAGAATGTTTGCACGATATGTCAGATTCGTGGGACCAGACACTTTCAAGTATTTTAACAATGCTTATTTTTGGTTTTTCTTACCATGAAATTGTTTACAAGTATCGTGGTGGACAAGATGCGAAAGATGGAACTCGCCGTTCTAAATTTTCAGATGGAAAAATTGGCTGGCGTAAATTTCCTATCCGCGCTCAAGAAACTTTATTTCGATGGGATATTGACGAAACTGGTGGAATTAACGGAATGGTTCAAGTTGACCCTTCTGGTGGTGGAATTCATTACATTCCAATTGAAAAGGCAATGCTGTTTAGAACAAGCGTAAACAAAAATAATCCTGAAGGTCGTTCGATTCTTCGTAATGCTTATCGCCCGTGGTATTTCAAAAAACGCATTGAAGAAATTGAAGCGATAGGAATTGAACGCGATTTGGCTGGATTGCCAGTTGCTTTCGTTCCACCTGAATATTTATCTGCTTCTGCTTCCGATGTTCAAAAAACCGTTCTTGCGTCTGTGCAACAAATTGTTACTTCTATTAAACGTAATGAACAAGAAGGCGTTGTATTTCCAACTTTTTATGACGATCACGGAAATAAACAATTTGATTTAACACTTTTATCTTCTGGCGGTTCACGTCAATTTGATACAGATAAAATCATTCAACGTTATGACCAAAGAATGTCAATGTCAATTCTTTCGGATTTTATTCTTTTAGGTTCTGACAAAGTAGGTTCCTACGCTCTTGGTTCTACGAAAATGGATTTGTGGTCAATGGCTGTAGATTCAATTGCAAAAAATATCGCTGAAGTAATTAACGCTTACGCAATTCCACGTTTAATGAAACTCAATGGTTTTGATACTTCTCGTTGCCCAAAACTTAATTATGGCGAGATAAATCATGTTGATCTAACTGAGATTGGCGATTTTGTGACTAAGTTGGCTCAAGCGGGAGTTTTGGTACCAGACACTAATCTTGAACATTACTTGCGCGATTTGGCTGGATTGCCAGAAGCCGACCACAGCGGAGCAAATTTTGGTATGCCACCTGTTAACGGTACG